ACATATATTTCCTATTGTAGTTCTCAATAACTACAGAAATCAAACTAACAAATTTAAAAATGGCAAACAAAGATTTATTCAAGCAAGCTATTGCTGAAGCTAAATCTGTAAGAGAAGCTGCTATTGCTAACGCTAAAGAAGCTTTAGAAGAGTCTTTAACTCCTCATCTAAAAGATATGTTAGCTGCTAAACTTCAAGAGATGGATGATTCATCTAACGAAGAAGAAGTAGTTAAAGAATCTGAAGATGATGTAGAAGAAGTAACTACTGAAGCAACAGAAGAAGAAGCAATGGAAGGAACTTACAGTGAAGAAGAAGCAATGGAAGAAGCTGAGGATGATGCAGAAGAAGCTGCAGACGAAGCGGAAGAAGAAGAAGTTACATCTGAAGATGAGCCAGCAGACGACGAAGATCTATCTGATCTTTCAGTAGAAGATTTTAAAGACCTAATTAGAGATATCATTAGCCAAGAAATGGGTGGTGATGCTGAAGATATGGGACCTGAAGTTGGAGCTGATATGGACGCTGGAGCAGAATTAGAAGAACCAGGCGAAGGGGAACCAATGGCTGGAGAAGAAGGTGACGAAGAGATTGACTTAGACGAACTATTAGCAGAACTAGACGAACTATCAGAAGGCGAAAGTGAAGATGATATGGAAGAAGGTAAAAAAGACAAGGACATGGATGAAGCAAAAGATGAAGAAAAAGTAGAAGAAGTTAAAGACGGACCTACTAAAAACGAAATCGATGCTGAATCTGATTCTAAAGAATCTAACATTAACGATACTATCAAAGAAGATTTATCCGCTGCTTTAGAGACTATTGAAACTTTAAGAAGTGAACTTAACGAAGTTAATTTGCTAAACTCAAAGTTACTTTATGTTAACAAAATCTTCAAAGCAAACAACTTATCAGAATCACAGAAAGTAAACATTATTGCTGCTTTCGACAAAGCTGAGACAGTTAAAGAAGTTAAATTAGTTTTTGAAACAGTTAGCGAAAATGTTGTTACTAAAAAAGAAACAACTAGCATTAAAGAGCACAAAGGATCTGCATCTAAAGCAACTGGAGTTACTGCAAGTAAGCCAGAAGTAATAGCTGAAGTATCTAGCGCTGTTCTTAGAATGCAGAAGTTAGCTGGTATTATTAAATAACAAAATTAAAATTTTAAAAATTCAATCAAATGGAATTAAATCAATTATTAGAAAGCTCTAACACTTTCAAAAGCGTACAAGCAGATGCTGCTCGTTTAGCTGAGAAATGGAGCGCTTCTGGTTTGTTGGAAGGTATCTCTGATGAAAAGCACGCTGGTAACATGGCTGTTATTCTTGAGAACCAAGCTAAACAAATCGTAGCAGAAGCAAACGCAACTCAAGCAGGAGGTTCAGGCTTCACTGCTGGCCAAGGTGAAAACTGGGCTGGTGTTGCTCTACCACTTGTAAGAAAAGTATTCGCTCAAATCGTAGCGCAAGACTTTGTAAGTGTACAACCAATGAACTTGCCTTCTGGGCTAGTATTTTACTTAGACTTTAAGTATGGTACTGCTGTAAACGGAAGAGCAGATGGCGAAAACATGTACGGTAACGTAACTGATGGAGCTAACAAAATGGGAGAAGATGTAGACGTATCTGGCGGTCTTTATGGCGCTGGTCAATTCGGATACACTATCAACCAAGTAACTGGAACTGAAGCTGCTGCAACAGTACAAGCTGCCTTATTGAAAGATGTAGGCTTTGACGCTGGATTAACATTAGCAGATTACGAAGCGGTATTAGTACCTCTTTCTTCTATCCCAGCTTACGATGCAGAAGGAATTAGAGCTTTTGAGTTCAATTCAAATTCTGGTTCAGCTGTACTACACAAGCAATTTACTAAAATTTCTGGGTCTAACCTAGTATTAGTACAATCTGCAGCAGGTGGTGTTAACAACGGAGCTAACGTACAGTTAGTATACCACAAGCAACCAACTGATAACACAAGAGGTGACTTCGAAGCAGATTCTACTGCAGCTGTTGATACTTCAATCAGTATTCCTGAAATCGACGTTAAATTGCAATCTGAGGCTATCGTTGCTAAGACAAGAAAGCTAAAGGCGCAATGGACACCAGAATTCGCACAAGACCTTAACGCATATC